CATGACGAACAAGATCCTCAAGACCGAAAACGAAACCTGGGGCTTTTACGGCACCATGAGCACCGCCGGCGAGGACGCCGACCAGGCCTGGGAGATCGCCATGCAGCTGATCGCCCACGAAACCGGCTGCAGCAACGAAGCGGTCCGCCGCTTCCTCGACAGCCGCGACGGCCGCCATTTCGCCGACCAGGTCAGCAGCCGCCGAGGGCACCTAGCCGACCGGATCGGCGCCACGATCGTCGACTACCGCGCCTGGAAGATCTCGCCGAAGATGCAGCGCGAGTGCGGGATCCCGGCCGGGATGCCCTACCTCGACGGCTGGTGCGGCCATTACGAGATCGAACTCGACGAAGAAGCAAACGCCTGAAAGGACCCGCGACCATGACGAATGACCAGATGAAGCCCGAGCGGTACCTCAAGTGGCACAACTACCGCCGCCGGCTCGCCAGGATCCAGGCGACTCTCGCCGCCGGCGGGGTCGTCCAGGTCGTCGGATACGGCAAGGTCCTCGAGGCCGACCGCCGGCACGCCGCGATGTTCAAGGCGACGCGGACCGGCGTCTACCTGCAGCGCGGCAAGGCCTGGGACTGCCTGAATTTCAGCCTCATCCGCCACACCAGGTAGCCGAGCAATAAGGTTGCTATCTGCGCAAACTTGCGCGGTTTCGATAGCCTTTTCGCGCAAATTCGCGCATAAAGGATCAACGAAACGGAGAACAACGATGCCCTTCAAGATCCTCGACAGCCAGAACGACCGCCAGGTGGCCGCCACCGCCCGCAGCACCGCCGAAGCAAACCGCAAGGTCGGCGAACTTAACCGCGCCTGCGGCTCGACCAGCCGGTACGGATGGGTTTTCGACCGCTTCGCCGAGGCGCCGCGCGACACCCTGCGCAACGCCGAGCGCCTGACCGCCTTCAACAGCCGCGGCCGCCAGGTCACGGTCACCATCCCCCAGGACTAAGGAACACCGCCATGACCGCCACCAGCCACGCCAAGATGCAAGCCGAACTCAGGATCCTCAAGGTCCTCGAGCCGATCGCAAAGCAGCACTTCCACAACATCGAGACGCTCGAAACCCGCAACAGCGACAGCCTCGACTTTCACGATGTCGCAATCTGGGCCATCCGCGCCGCACTCCGCGAGGCTTACCTCGCCGGTGCCGCCGACGCCGCCCGCCGCTTCACCTGCCAAACCCGATAGGAGAGACGACCATGAGACTGATCAGAATTACGCAAGAGGCCCACAACGCCATCCGCGCCAGCGCGCTCGGCGAATTCCAGGGAGGCACCCGGCTGCCAAACGGGCTCTACCAGGTGCGCATCGAGGCCGACACGCTCGAGCGGGTCGAAGGCCTGCGCGGCGAAGGCGAAACGGTCAGCGACGTGATCGTCCGCATCTGCACCATGGCCGGCCGCAAGCCCAGCTGAAAGGAACCAGGACAATGACCACGCTAAAGGTCTCAGGATTTGCGCCGGCGGTCCTTCGAATCCCCAGCTACCTTCTGAATGACGACGAAATCAGAAGCCTGATGTCCAGGCTGCTCGAGATCGACATGGAAACCGGTGGCGCCGACCACCGATCCGTCGACGCGATGGAGGACCTCGAGACGGAACTGATCAAGCGCAACGGCACCATCACCCTCAAGAAGGAATAGGACCATGACCGGAACCGACATGACAAACTGGCGCCAGCGCTTCACCTGGTCCCGCGCCGAGGCGTCCAGGCAGCTGGGCTGCTCGAGAAACTCGATCATCGCCTGGGAAAACGGCACCGCCAAGATCCCGAGGTACATCGCGCTCGCCTGCTCGGCGCTGGCACTCAACGCGCCGCCCTATGGCCAGGAGACAGCAGCATGAGCCGCTTCGCAGTCGCCCGGCCGGTGCCGGCACGCAAGAGGATCCGCGCATTCAACGGGGAGGGCGCACTCACCGCCCTCCGGGATGCCGGGTTCGGGCCAGGCCTCGAGGTCTTCGGTTTCAACAAAGGCCAGTTCAGCTTCATCGACCTGATCGAGGCCTGCCTCGAGTTTACAGGACCCGCCGAGGCGGTGATCGCCACCTGGACGGCAGCCGATGCGGACCTGCGACGGGCCGCCGAGTTCCTGAAAAGGGGTCGAATTACCAAGGCAACATGGATCGTCGACTATAGCTTTGAGACGCGACAGCCGACCTTCTGCGCCTTGCTCCGCGAGCTCTTCGGCGACGATGCAATCCGGACCCTGGCCAGCCATGCCAAGTTCGTCACCCTCGGCAACGCCAGCTGGAACCTGGTGCTGCAGTCGAGCATGAACCTCAACCAGAACCGCCGAATTGAAAACTTCTGGATCGCCGACGATCGGCAGCTTTTCGAGGATTACTCCGCACTGGTCGCCGACGTCTTCGCCCTGCAGGCCGACACCGCCAGCTTCGGACATCCGCCGAAAACCCGCCGCGCCGAACTCGCCAGGATGGGCAAAACCACCACCGCCGATCCCTTCGCCGACATCGGGTCGGTGGCGGACATGCTGCCCAGCCTCACCCCTGTCGACAAGATCCGCTGATCAGGCGGCCTTGCCCTTCTTGCGGGCCGCCAGTTCCGCCCGCTTCGCTTCGAGCCAGACCTCATAGCCGTCGAAGCCGTCCTTGCGGAAATCATACCGGGCATCCGCGACGTCCTCGAAGGACTGACCACTGCCCTCCAGGTTCGCCGAACGTCCGGTGAACGCCTGCCAGCGGCGGACGATCACATCGACGAATTTAGGATCGAGCTCCACCAGCCGCGCCTGCCGGCCCAGGGTCTCGCATGCGATCAGGGTCGAGCCCGAGCCGCCAAACGGGTCCAGGACCACCGCGCCGATCTGCGTCGAATTCTCGAGCATCCGCTGGATGAGCTCGACCGGCTTCATCGTCGGATGGTCAACCGACCGCTTCGGCTTTTCGACCCGGATCACGCTGGGCACCACGCCCTCGATCTCCATGCCCTTCCCGGTGATGACGAAGGACTCGGCGCCGATGCGCACCACGATTGCCCCGTCATCGTTGACGACGATCGCCGGCGAACCGAGGTCCTGAACCGTGGTCTTCTTGCGGCCGCCGAACCAAGCGTGCGAGGCGCCAGGCTTCCACCCGTAAAGGATCGGCTCATGCTGCCACTGATAGTCCGAGCGGCCGAGCACCAGGCTCTCCTTCACCCAGACCAGGCAGCCCGACAGCTTGAAGCCGGCCTCGGCATAGGCAGCCCGAAAATTCAGGCCTTCGGTGTCGGCATGCGCGACGTAGCAGGCACCACCAGGCTGCAGGAACGCGAACACGGAACCGAAGGCGTCCCGCAGGAAGGACCGGAACTGGCCATCGCCCATGTGGTCGTTCTGGATCTTGCCCGCCAGCTTCGACTCGTAGTTGACGTTGTAGGGCGGATCGGTCCAGCAGGCGTCCGCCAGGCGGCCGGCCATCACCCGCTCGAGGTCGCCGACCGCGGTGGCGTCCCCGCAGGTCACGCGATGCGAGCCGAGGATCCACACGTCGCCAGGCTTTGACACCGGATTAGCCCAGGCCGGCGGTGCCTCGTCGGGATCCGTAAGGCCTCCACCGGAGCCGGCCATGCGCGCAAGCTCGTCGACGGAAAACCCGGTCAGCCCGACAGCGAAACCAGACGCGGCAAGGTCGTTAAGCTCGACCGCCAGCTTCGCCAGATCCCAGCCGGCATTGAGCGCCAGCTTGTTGTCGGCGATGACGTAGGCCCGCTTCTGATCCTCGGTCCAGCCGCGGCAGACCATGACAGGCGCCTCGGCGATGCCAAGTTTCTGAGCGGCCATGACGCGGCCGTGGCCGGCGATAATGGTCCCGGCTTCATCGACCAGGACCGGGTTGGTCCAGCCCCACTCGCGCATCGACGCCGCGATCTGCTCGACCTGCTCCGCAGAGTGGGTGCGGGAGTTTCGAGCGTAGAACACCAGGTCGGTCAGCGCCCGCATTTCGACCTGGGCGGCCGGCCATTCACTCGGCAGTTTCATCGATCACCCTTGTAGGTTGAACCCCCACCCCTAATTTCGGCTTATTGCGTGCGAGTGCCCCACCCCCGGTGGGCGAGGGCTTGCCTTCCAGAGATCTCGACCCCCCCCCTGGGAGGCTCGGACCATCGAAGGCATCGAACCATCGAGCGATGGCCTGCGCCTGCATTTTCGCCGTTGCCTTGCGACCAGGATCGCCAGCCATCTGCTCGAGGCAGCGCTCCCTTCCAGGGTTGACGATGACCTCAGTCGTCCAGCCCAGGGCATCGGCCCAGGCCTTGCGCTCTGCCTTGGTGGGCGCCATCACCACCAGCCATGCGGTGCCCCAGCGCTTCGAGGCAAGGCCGCGGATCATCTTGTCCCGATAGGCGAAGGCCCGACGATTGACGCCCTCGTCGAAGTCCCAGCTTGTGCCGCCGACCTTGTGCCTGATGAGGTCGAAGTCGATGAGGATATCCCCCTTGCGCGCATGCTCCCGCACATAGGTCGTCTTGCCAGCTGCAGGCGGACCACACACCAGCATCACCGGGATCCCGCTGGGCTGCAGGCCATCCGGAATAGACCACCCGATCCGCCGATTAGGCCTGCCCCCATTGGCTGGGTGCCGAGGGTCGGTAGGGAAGCCGTCATCGCCGACAGCGATCGAGTAGCCGAGGGCTTCCTCGTCTTGCTTCGACTTGTCGTGGTGGAAATCGCAGAGGCTTTGCAGGTTCGCCGGATCGAAGAACAGCGCCCGATCGCCCCGATGCGGAGTGACGTGGTCGCAGACGGTCGCCGGAATGCTGGGGTTTCCATCCTCGGCACACATCCGACAGAAGGGCTCGGCCTGGAATTGGTCCCTTCGAAGGATCTGCCAGGCGCGCAGCCCGTACCACCGGCGGTACTCCAGCGCCTGTTCGCTTCGACTATCGCTTCGCATGGTCCTCGGTGGGGTTCGGTCGGGCGATTGCAATTGCAGCGAGGGTGCATTCCGCCGGGAGTCGAACCCGTCATGACCCTGCCTTGCGACAGTGCGTTGACCGTCTGCGCGTATCGGTCCTTCTCGCCGCCGCCCGACCGAAATGCAAAACCCGCGGCGAAGCGGGCTGTCCTTAGTGGCAATTCTGGGGATAGCGCGAATCATTAAAACTCGGGGTCCCGTTTGTCAATGGCCCGGGCTTGAGCCTCACTGATCGGCCCCAGGGAAGCGGACCTCGTCGGGTTGCGACGCTGGCCATGGTAGTGCCAGTCCAGGGACTGCAGCGCATCGACAAGGGCGGTGTTTGCCGCCAACTTCGCACCCTTCGCCTGGGTCCGGCGATAGGTCCTGCGGCCGTAGGACAGAGCCGACTCCTCGAGGATCAGCATGCAGATCAGCACCCGCGAATGGATCGGCCCGACGGCTTGCACCGCTCGCTTCCACCGGAACAGCGCGTCCAGCTGCCGATCGTTCATGGGCTTGTGGGTGCCGCCATCGACGATCTCCCGGGTCGGATCCACAACGCCGTTCGCCTCGAGGCCGGAAAAGTAGTGGTCCTCGCAGAAGGCCCAGCCGGCGACGTACTGGTCGCCCGACAGCATGCCGCGATTGTTCATCCGCTCGAGAGGGTGACCGTCGAGCAACCGCTTTGTGAGGCGGCCGGCACTGGTGACGAAATCCTCGACGTCATCGCCCGCCATGGCCAGGCGTTGAGGGGTCGGACCATCGCCAGTGTCGACGGGCCCGCGGACCGGCTCCGAGGGAGCGTCCGGCATGGGCACGCGACCCTTCGGCTCGAACCGTTGCTGGAACAGCACGCCCTGCATCAGGTCGTTGAGCATCGCATAGTAGGCGCGGTGCCGATCCTCGAATTCGCTCAAGTGCGGACCTCCTTTGCGACCTGGCGCAGCTGCGCAGCGATCTCTGACTTTTCCTCGTGGAACGCATCGGGATCCCGGCGCAGCGGAATGAGCCGATCGACCCGGCGCGCCAGTTCCTCAAGGCGGTCAGCGATCCTCACCATACGGACTTCGCCTTTGCTGCGATTTCCTCGCGCAGCCCGCCGAGCATCTGCTGCACCTGCTCGCGCCGCTTCTCGAGCGACGGGCGATTGCGCTCAAACTCTGCCTCCTTCGCACGCTCTTCATCCCGGCGCTCCTTCTCGCGCATGTGCCAGACAGCGTTGGCGCGGATCAAAGCGCGGCGCTTCACCTCTGCCTCGAGCGCTTCCTTCACGTCGGCGATCTTGGGTGTGAACTTGAGGCGGCTGGGTAGGCCGGAGACAGGATCGACGATCCTCGAGCCGATCGACCGAGGATAGGCGGCGAAGAGGTCGAACAGCGCCAGGGCGTATCCCTTTGCGTCATGCGCCTTGAAGTCCGGGTAGCACCGCAGCAACGCGGCCACGAAGTCGGTGGCGTCGGATCGATCGCAGCGCGCAGGCTCGACGTCGATCCTCTCGATTACCCGCTTGCAGACCTCGGCCGGCAGCAGCTGGGTGCGCGGACCGATTGGTGCCTCGTTTTCGAGGATCTGGGCTGCGCGCTTAAACCCCTCGACGGAGATCGTCGATAGCGCCCTGGATGCCGTTTGCGGACTTCCGGTCATCGTAGTTGCCCTCCATGATTTTCGTGAGGTTTGCAGGCTTCAGCACCCAGTCGAAATCACAGCGCCAGCCCTGCTGATTGCCGCCTCGAAGGAAAGGGCTGGCGCGGATCTTGCCCATCAGCACCCGCCAACCATCGAGGCCGCCGACGTCCTTCAGGCGCAGGACGATAGCCTTCCGGCGCTTGTCGGTGACGTGCTGGGCTCGAGGAAGCCCGCAGGCGATGGCGGTTTCGTTCCAGGCTTCGACGGCAAGAGGGACTTGGGGGTTTGGGGGTTCTTCCTTCCTACCTCCTCCATCCTCCCTCCTTCCTCCTCCATCCTCCATCTGTGGAGCGTTTCTGGACTTTTGCTGAACTGGCTCGCCTTCATCATCGTCCAGTTCCGTACTGGCGGCGTCTAAAGCGGCGTAGGATCGGAACTCGACCGGCATAGGGTGAGTGTTTTTCGGCTTCCGCGGCCTTTGAAACCGCCCAAAGTTCCGCAGAACGCCATACTTACGCCCCTCGCAGTCGTAGCTTTTGATGCAGTTGGCGCCTTCCAGTTCCACCAGCAGCGCCTCTACAGAGCCGTCCTTAGCGGGCCTCAAGCGCATGCGGAGCGTGATAGGCTTCCATTCAAAGACGCCTTGGTCGTCCGCCTCTGTCCACAGGCCAATGTAGAAGATCTGCGCCGCGTCACTGAGCGAGACGAATGCCTCGTCGGTGAAGAGCCCTGGGTGAACGCTACGGATTCTAGCCATTGATGGTGTTCCTGTGTTTGAAAATGGAAGTGGCCAGCTTCATGTCGAGCAGATGGTCCCACGTTTGACCCGCGCAGGACCAAGCATCGCGCACGATTTCCGCGCCCGTGAATCGCAGCACGCGCCGCCCCTCTAGCTGACAGAAACGATCCCTCTCCCGATCGCGTGCGGCCTGCTCCTTCGTGCGCTCATGGAAGTCGTGCCCGTCGCACTCCACAAAAAGAAGATCATTGATCGAGAAATCGATGCGATACGAGCCGAACTGCCGCTGAGGCCAGACAATCAAGCCGTCGTGCGGAGGATTGGTGACGGGGTTTTGCTCCGCCACGACGGCCCAGGTGCCATGCCACAGACGGCTGTAGAGCAGAAGGTGCAGCAAGTATTCTGTCTCAATTGGGCTTTGACAAAACCTCAACTCCTTGTGCGGGTTCTTATCCTTGTCGGTCCGCGCAAAGTATGTGATTGCCGCGACTATTGGGCTCGGATAGTTCATGCGTGGCGACCCGTCATGCGGGAGAGGATTTTGCTGCGCAGCATGGACAGCTCGGGCTCGAAATTCTTGGGGCGATCAACAACCTGACGGGCGCCATAGACCGCCGTCGAATGGTCACGGTTGCCGCAGTAGTAGGCGATCTGGGGGAAACTCTTGGACGTCAACTCACGCGCCAGGCCGTAGTAGATTTGCCTAGCCCTGCCAGCTTTTACCGCGCGGCGATGGCTCAGAAACTCGTTCATCGGCACGTCGCAGGCTTCGGCGGTGAGCTGCATGATCTCATGCAGGGAAGGTTCGGCCGGCCTGTAGGGCGCCATCGACATAATGGCGGTGGCGTGCTTCGGCAGGCGTTCGATGCTCAACATACTACTTACTCCCTGGGTTGAAATTCCGGGCTTCTGGGCCGCACTGGTCGCCCTTGACCCGGTAATCGAGAGGGGATTGCGGCAGCCTCTCGATCGCGGCTTCCCAGCCGTTGCGCGGCGGCGATAACGTCTTGCCATCGGGCAGGCTGCGAGCCCGCATGCAGCCGACACGCTGGCGGCCGGTGCTGTGCTCGGTGCTACTGTGGAAGCACTCTTCGCAGATGCGCCTCATGGATTGAGCCTCTGGATCAGGACGACGAAGGACACGCCCAACTTCGGCGCTCGTAGCCAAGTGATCGCATGCGGCCCCGACGGTGATGGCGGCCGGCCTGGCGCGGTCGCACCGCTCAGGTTCACGGCCTGAACCCAGGCTTCTGGGAAGGCCGGCATTTCAGCCATGGTCCGCCTCCGGTGGATAGATCGCCGACGTCACCTCCGCGCCCTTGTGGCCGCGTTCCCAGACGTACCAGGCGTGGCTCGTAGGCACGCCGCCGAGGCAGCGCACACACCCCTGCGTCTCGAGTTTCTTGCCGCGGCGCTTCAGGTTCGGGCAGTCGCTCGATGCGTCGGCGTGCTGGCACTCGAGCAGATCGAACCGCCAACATGTGGCCCGGGCCCCGCAGACCCAGACGCGGGCCGGCGGGTTCGCTTCCCACCAGGCGCGGCGGCCGATGGACTCGCGCCAGGCTTGGCGCTGGAAACAGATGATCTTGCGGGCGCCGAGATCCCGAGCGCGATCGACGAAGGCCTCTGCCAGCGAGAACGGCGGGTTCATAACCACGGTGCTGCCGACGGGCAGGCACTCGACGTCCATGAAGTCGATAACATTGCAGACCGGATAACGCACGCGCCCAGGCAGATGCTCGTTCCAGTCCACGACGTCATAGGTTTCGACAAAAAGGCCGTGCGCATTGCAGACGTCGGCGATCATGCCAAGCCCGGAACACGGCTCGACCACCCTCGAAGTGGTGACCTCGCAGCCAAGGATCGCCTCGACGGCCCACCGCGGCGTCTCGAAGGCTTCCATGTCCCTGCAGAGTTGCGAGAGGTCTTTCACAGCGCTGCCCTCCGTGCTTCGTCCGCCTCATGTTCCGCCCGGCGCTTCGCCCGCTTGGCGCGCTGCCGATAGATGTTGTCCTCGCACTTGCAACCGTAGTCCCAGATCCCGCACGCCTCGGCGACGTTGTGGTTCTCGGTCCACCAGCCGCGGACGGCGCACTCTTTCACCGCCATCATTTTCCAGGCGTCGGACTCGTCGCCGGCACCCTTCTGCGGACGCAGGCCATGATGAAACTCGGTGCGCCAGTCCGAGATCATCACCTCGTAGGCGTGGTCCTCGAGGCCTATCATTTCCGCCGCAGTCTCGATCGCGCAGGCGACCTTCAGCTGCTTTTGCAGCGTCGGCATGTGAAGGCCGAACTTGCGGACGATCACCTGCTCGAAGAATACGCGCTCGGCGCCGGTCGATTTCAGGAACTGGATCGCCCACTCGCGCACATACTTGCCAAGACGGGCGGTGTTGTTGCCGTAGTCTGGAAGCTCCTGCCAGCCGCGCGTCGGCACCGACCCGGGCTCACCGTATGCCCAGCCGATGCCGACGACCGCCTGATCGAAGCCCGCGATGATCACGCCGCCTCGCGCTCTTCCTGCTCCTGCCGGTCGGCAAAGGAGAAGAGGTCGCCAAGCTTCTTGGAGATCTCATCAACGATGTCGCGCTGATCTTCGGACAGGCTTTCCCGGCAAGCGTCAGCTCTGCGGCGCAGACTGCGCTCGCGCAGCTTAGCGGACAGCGGCTTCTTCGGAATCCCCGCCTCTGCGGCTTCCTTCATTAAAGCCTTTACTTCATCGCGGAGGGGCTGACACGCAATCTGCGCGTTCCGCATGATTTCGGCTATTGCAGCCTTCTTTTCTTCGATCTCAGACACAAAGCCCTTCAGCTTGTCGGCGTTAATGCCGTTGGTCCTGGTCTGGTCGGCGAGGACCTGGCCCTCGTCCTTCATTTTCGCGCGTCGTGGCACTTGCTCTCTCCTGTGTTGAAATTGGAACCGGCGAGCGACGTCGCAGGGGGATGGGATCGCCGCTCGCCGGCCGCCGACCGATGGCTTGCGCCGTCAGTCATCCTTGCTTTTCGATGATGTGACGAATGCGATCCGCCAGAGCGTCAGCTTCATCACGCAAATCTTCCAGTGGACGCGTAGTAGCTCCCAGAGCGTCGACACGCCGTAGCTCGGCCTCGATGCGCGAGAGCTCGCGGCGAAGGCTGCGAGCGTAGGCATCGACAAGGCGGCACCAGACGTCGACCGCGATCTGCTTCGGTCTGCGGCTGGCTTGCGTGAGGCGTTGGAATGCGTGCCGGTCGATCCCGGCTCTTTGCGATGCGACAATGTGGCCCCCTGTAAGTTTCGTGAAGTCTGTGGCGATGGCTGCGGCCATTTCGACCGATCTGGCGGCATTCAGGATTGGCGGCGGCGTATGCAGGATTCGGAAGCGTTCCATGGCTACAACTCCACTCCATGAGGTACAGACTGAAAGAAAAGGGCGGACGCCGAAGCGCCCGCCGAGGTAAGGGAGGAAACGCCCAGGAAGGGCACAACGGTGGGTTCGCCGTTGCCACGATCGCCCGCGTGATAAGCGCGGGAATTGGTCATGCGGCGCTCTCCGTTGCCTGTGGCGCTGGGCCAAAGACATCGGGGCGCAGAGTATAGCGGGAAATGCCTGTTACTTCCTCGACCTTGAGGACATGTTCCGCCGGAACCTGACGCCATTGCGTCACGGCACCGGGCGACAGACCCAAGGCGCGGACAACCTCAATCCGGCGTCCGTGCTTTGCGTCAAACCATTTGGTGAGTTCTTCCATGCCTTCGGCCAATAGCAGACGCGCCAATTTAGGTCAAGCGCATTTTTTAGGTTGACGGCGTGTTTTAGATGGGCTACAAGCGGCCATCAACTCAGGAGATGCGCCGATGAACTGCCGCCGGACAAAGCAAGACCCCTCCAAGATTTACGAAGCCGCGTTTTACAGCGCCCTGGCACACGGCATGAGCGAGGCCAAGGCTGACGCCTATGCAACGCGCAAAGCCGAGGCTGCGCGATGACGCGGGCTTACCTCGTCCAATCCCAGCTCGCCCTCTACCTCGCGCTGGCGATCGCCGCCGCGCTGACTGTGATGGTGGCGTGATGCGTTGGCACATCCTGATCGTTGCAAAAAATTCTGCATTCCCGCGATTGAGCGGTGAAGCCCACACAGCGAGGGCATGTTCGCTGACCCTAAGGAGTGGCCGGACAGAAACTGCAAATCCTAGCTCAGAGCCCAGAGGCGGCCGGCTTCCCCAGTCTCGGCCGGCCGCCGACCTCGGAGGCCCGCGGTGAAGAACAAACTTGCAGACCTGAACGATCACCTCTTCGCGCAGCTGGAGCGCCTGTCGGACGAGAACCTGACGGCTGAGCAGATCGAGAAGGAGGTCGTCCGCGCCGAAGCCGTCGTCTCGGTCGCCGACACGATCGTTGCGAATGCCAACGTGCAGCTCAAGGCGATCGAGCTCATGGCCAGCCACGGCGGCCGGGTAAAGGTTCCCTTCGTCGCGATCGAGGACAGGACGAAATGAAGGGCCACCACATCACCTATAGCGAGGCTGAACTTGCATGGATCAAGGCGCATGCTCAGGGGCTGCGCCGCGTCGTGCACGCCCAGTTCCAGGAGGCGTTTGGCCGATACGATGTGAACCTCTCGAACTATGCCTCGATCTGCAAGCGCATGGGTTGGCTGACGGGCCGCACCGGGCGTTACGAGAAAGGCGCGGTGCCGTTGAACAAGGGCCAGAAGATGCCCTTCCACCCGAACAGTGCCCGCACCCGGTTCCAGAAGGGACAGTCCCCACGCAACACCAAGTGGCTCGGCCACGAGCGTGTCTCGAAGGATGGTTACGTCGAGATCAGCATTGCTGAGACGAACCCGCATACGGGCTACGAGCGGCGCTACGTGTTGAAGCACCTGCATCTGTGGAAGCAGGCAAACGGACCGCTCCCGAAGGGCCACTGCCTCAAATGCCTGGACGGCAACAAGCAGAACACCGATCCATCGAATTGGGAAGCGGTGCCCCGCGCGCTGCTGCCGAAGCTCGCTGGCCGCTGGGGCCACAGCTATGACGCCGCTCCTGCCGAGTTGAAACCCACGCTCCTCGCCGTCGCGAAGCTCCAGCACAAGGTGCGGGAGATCAGGAAGAGATGAGACGCCCCACCCCCACCGCCGAGGCCTACGCTTGGAAGTGCCTTGCCCAATGCAAGAGCATGACCGTCCGCCTGACCGACACGCGGCGCGAGGGCTTCTATCGCTGGGCTTGCGACATGGAAGGCCTGCCCGGCTGGGAGGGCAACGGCGCGACCTGGCTTGAGGCTTTGCAGAACTTCACCGAGCAGATGACCGACGCCCATGCAGACGGCGTGGTGCTGCGATGAGCGACGCCTGGCGCTACTGGCGCGAAGCACTGGAAGGGCGGTTTGGCCCGGTCCACACCGACGATCCGAGGCCGGGCTTTTACCGGATGAAGGTTGTCTCGGACAAGGCATGGACGCCGGTTGCGATCTTCCCCGGCGACGACGGCCAACTCGTCGCGCTCAAACATCACTTCGTCATCGAGCAGCCGCTGATCTGCGACGCAGCGGAGACGTGGAACTTTTGTTGCTCAGATCCAATTACCGAGGCCGCATATCGCGCGGTCGCGGAACAGAAACAGCCTTGGCCCGATGGAATTTACAGGAGAGCGAAATGAACAAACTTGCAGTGACGACAGACGGCGAAATCATCGACGGTCTGCCGGAAGGATACGGAGGGGCGACCACCAGCCTTGCGGTGAGCCTTGCAAGGGCGGAGGTGGATCAGCAGATCGCTACCGCCCGCGCCATGCCGCGATCAATCCAGAAGGCGGTCCAGAACATCACGACGCTGGCAACGCTGGACGATCAAAGCGCCGCCGAGTGCGTCTATGCCCTGCCGCGCGGCGAGAAGCCGATCAAGGGCCCGTCGATTCGGCTGGCCGAGATCATCGCGAGTCAGTGGGGCAATTGTCGGGTCGGGGCCCGCGTGGTGCATGTTGATCGCACCGAGAAGTTCGTCGAGGCGGAGGGCGTGTTTCACGACCTTGAGACGAACACCGCCACCACCGCCCGCGTGCGCCGCCGCCTTAGCACGAAGGCCGGCAAGCTGTTCGACGACGACATGATCGTGGTCACCGGCAACGCCGCCTGCTCGATCGCCAAGCGCAATGCCATCCTTGGCGCGGTCCCGAAGGCGGTCTGGCGCAAGGCTTACGAGAGCGTCGAGCGGGTGATTGCTGGCGACGTCAAGACCCTGGCCGAGCGCCGCGAGGTGATGCTGAAAGCCTTTGCAGCCTTCGGGATCAAGCCCGAGCAGATATTCACTGCGCTTGGGGTTGCCGGCTTGGGCGATGTGAACCTCGATCACATCGTGACACTGACCGGCATGTATTCCGCCCTCAAGAGCGGCGAGGAATCGCCTGAGACGATCTTCTCGAAAGGCGAGCAGATCACCGCGCCGGCCGCACCGCCGCCGCCCGAGACGAAGCCCGCCGAAACCGGCGAGATCACCGAGGTCGGCGTGCCCGAGGCGATGGAATTGGGCCGCCAGCGGCGCCGTGACAACCTGCCCAGGCGCCCGGTTGACGGCCTGACCGAAGCCGAGGCCTCGGCGTTCCTGCAGGGCTGGGACAGCGAAGACGATCTCATGCAGCAGGCCGCGAAACGTTGAACGTGCATAAGCAAACCAGACAGGAGAACGAAATGGCTAAGAACGAAATGACTGCGACACTCCACATCGATCCGCTCAAGCAGGGCCGCGTCAAGATGCGGATCATCGGCTCCACGCCGATGTTCTTCAACGCGATGAGCGCCAAGGCGAAGCGATCGCTGCTGCTCGGCGGCGGCAAGAAAACGGCAGCCGAGAAGAAGGAGATCAAGCACGATCCCGAGGCCGAGTTCCGCGACAGCACATATCGGTCGCAGTCAGGCCCGACGCTGCTGGTGTTTCCGGCGCCCGGCATCAAGAACGCGATGGCCACCGCCGCACTTGTCACCGACGGCGTGAAGAAAACCGACGTGCAGCGGCTGATCTTCCTGCCGCAGGAAAAGGTCTCGATCTGGGGTCGGCCGTACCTGCGGATGGACGTGGTTCGCAGCGCCGACATGAACAAGACCCCTGACGTTCGGACTCGCGCATTCCTGCCGCGCTGGTGCGCCGAGGTGGACTTCGCATTCGTCACGCCGAGCCTGTCGGTTCACTCGATCGCCTCGCTGCTGGCGAACGCCGGGCTGGTGTCGGGGATCGGCGACTTCCGGCAGGAAAAGGGCAAAGGCAGCTATGGAACCTTCCGCATCGTCTCGGACGAGGATGACGAGCGGCTCTGGACAGAACTGACGAGCACCGAGGCCCGCGAGTGCCAGGAGGCAGCAATGGCGGACCCGCAGGCATTCGATGAAGAAACGCGCGAACTGTGGGCGATGCTGCGCCAAGAGCGCATCCGGCGCGCAGCGTGATGAGGTTGGTCGCGGAACGTCATGGGCCGGCAAGGCAAGATCGGCAAGGCGAGGCGAGTCATGGACAGGCGGTCGCGGTTTGGCTTCGCACGTCGGGGCTGGGTGAGTTGAGGCGCGTTGAGGTGCGGCGAGGTCTGGCGGTCCTGGTCGGGCCGGGCCTGCAGCGGAGAGGCACGACATGGCGAGTCGCGTTCAGTTCCGGCTGGGCGGTCAAGGTACGTCGTGGCTTTGCTTGGCGTGGTGGCGAATGGTCTGGCGACGCAGGGCGGTCATGGTTCGCAACGGCAAGGCGCGGATGGGTGCGGCTAGGCATGGGCTGGCGGTCTTGGCGCAATGTGCGGTGGAAAGGTGAGTTGCGGCCTGCTGCGTCTAGGCGGTCTAGGAATGGCTGGTTGAGATCTGGAGAGGAAAGGCAAGATGGCTAAGTTTGACAGAACTTACCGACAGAAAGTCATCGACGAATACTTGAACGCAACGGGCGAAAACACCTTTGTCCCGGCCGCTTTCATCGACTGGCTGCGCGATCAGCCAGATCACCGGGTCTATCCGGTTTTCTTCGGCAAGTCCGACGAGGATGCGGCGGCAGAATACCGGATCAACCTGGCTCGGCAGTTCGTCAGCGGATTGCGGGTGAAGATCCGCTTGACCGCCACGACGATCGACGAGAGTGGGCGCGAGGTGAAGGTGACGGAAAGTGCGGTGACCGCGGTGCGGGTGCCAGCCTTCTATTCACCACTGAGCGAGCGAAAGGGCGGCGGCGGTTATCACGCTTTCGACTCCGAGGATCCCGCGGCATTGCGCGAGCTGCGCCGGCAGGCGGCGACCGACTTGCGCCGGTTCATCCACCGGCACGAAGGCATCGCCAAGTTGAGCGGGATCTCGCTCGAAGCAATCAAAGCCATCGCCGCGTCGTTCGACGCGCTCGATGTCAGCGAGGCGGCGTGATGATCCAGGGCGCGCTGATCTTCATGTGCGGTGTGTGGACGGGCGTGATTGTCGGCTTCTTCCTCGCGGGCGCCGCCATGCTGAGCAAGCGCGCCGATGAGGACATGGAGCGAGAACTCACCGAGCTCGACAACACCGAACCGTTAGTCAGCGTCGAAAGCGTCAACAGCAACAGGAGAGAACCATGAAGAACGTCATAGACCAGGCCCTTGAGGCCGCCCGCGCCGCAGTTGCACAGCAGTCTCAGCAGATGGTCGCGGAACTGAATGCCGACTATGACCACCGGAACGCAGCGCAGGCAGCGTTTTCCGAGGCGATGGACAAGGTTCGCCGCCTGCGCTCAGAGGCCGACGAGCTGCAGGCCCAGGCAATCACGGCGCTGAACACGGCGCTGGTGGACTCGGGCTCGATCTCGCTGGCCCTGATCAACCAGATCCAAGCCGGCGAAATCGTCAGCGGAACACCGACGCCCGCGCGCCGGCCGAAGCTGGTGGCGAAGGCCGCCCAGGCTGCGGAGTAAGGCGCATGGCGGACCGGTTGAACAAGATGGCAAGCCGCCGAGAGCGCGGCGAAGTGGTGGGCGGCGGCTTCGTCGTCTTGCGCCGGTACCGGGACTCGGGCCGTGTCGCCGCCCCTCACGACGGGTTGCCTTTCGAGCATCCGAGCATCGAGGCGGCAACGATGGAAGCGGCACGCCTGGCTGACAGGTTCCCCGGCCGCCGGTTCTGCGTTTTCAAGCAGGTGGCCGACGCCATCTGCGAGATCGAGGAAACCCAGCAACAGAAGGTGGAGGCCTGACCATGCGGACGATCTACGTCATCCTGGCCGAGAAACAGTACAGCTCGTCGAAGGTGCTGGCCGCCTTCGACAGCGAGGACGCGGCGAACAAGCTGAAGGAGACGATCGAGGCCGTCGAGCCGCGATGGACGCTTGCAGTGCAGCCGATCGATCTGCAAGTTGCGCCGTCGCAACCTAACCCCATTCGGTTCGACTTAGCGACGAGCAAACCAGACGTGGTGTGGAACGGCCACCCGTCGACGCTCGACCACGCGCTTGATGGGTCCAGCGTTCGCATCTACGGCGACGGCGGGCCGGTCAAGGGTGAGCCGCACGCAGCCGATCCTCCCGAGATTCTGATTGCGTCGAACCCCTTGCCGCCGACCGCAATATGAACATCAACCTGATCACGCTGCTCGTCTGGCTGCTGGGGTCCGCCCCGGCAGCCGACCCCTATGCTGCCTGCCCTGCGAAGGTGATGACCTTCGAAGCCGCGCGGCTGACCTATGTCGAAATGGAGAGAGGGTGCAATGGCTGACCACCCCTTTTATGAGGCGCCGTGGTGCGCCCGCAGCATGAAGGGCGATGGCCTGGACGCGCTTCGTTACAGGGTCCTGCAGAGCATTGTTCGCACCTGTGACAGCAACGGACAGGACCATGACTACCTCGCCGCGATCGAGGAAATGATCGACCGGAAGGTCGACCGCCGGATTCGCGAGCTGGGCCTGATCACAGTGGTAGAGCCGGATTGATGAACGACCGCAAGACCGAGCGCGTTGCCCGCGCCATCTGCGCCGTCGCAGGGATGGAGCACAACCCCGACCAGTGCCGGATTTGTGAAGGCAAGGACTGGAAGGGGTCGCGCTGCACCCTGTGGCCGCAGTTTGCCGCGGAAGCGCAGGCCGCAATTCGAGCGATGAAAGGTGCGTGATGACCCACACCTGGCGATGGAAGAAGATCCTCGGCGAGCGGTTCGGGCAGCCGTGCCGCGTCGTCTGCGTCGGCAAACTGAATTCCGCCCTGGTCGAGTTTGCCGACGGCTTCAGGGTCGTGACCAGCCGATATGCGGTGCGGAAGGTGAAGGCCTGACATGCCAGGAGCCCCGGCCAAGCTGACGCAGGCGGACGTTGCCCGGGCAATCCGAGCGGCGCAGTCAGCCGGCATGACGGTCCGGATCCTCACCGATGGAAGCCTGCTGGTCGTCCCGATGCCAGAGACGCCCGCGACGCCCGCGCCAGCCCCCCAGGTTGACTACCGCCGCAGAAAGCGCCTGTGATGCCGGCCATGCCGCGCCCGCTGCCGCCCTATGTCCAGGTTCACCGCCGCCAGAACCAGACGGTGGTCTACTATTTCCGCCGCAACCGCGGAAAGCGCCAGCCGCTCCCGCCACCAGGATCCCCAGGCTTTGAGGCCGCCTACGCCGCATGCCTCGCGGGATCCGCGCCGGCGCAACAGCCGGCCGGCAGCAAGGCCAAGCACGGCACGCTCCGATGGCTGGTCGAGCAATGGAAGCAATCCTCCGACTGGATGACCACATCGGCCGCGACAAAGCGCCAGCGCGATAACATTCTCGCCCATGTGCTCGAGGATGACGACGCCGGCAGCGACCCATTCGACAGCTTCACCACCGCCGACATCCGCGACGGCCGCGAGCGCCGGATGGCAACGCCCTTCGCCGCTGACAATTTCCTGAAAACCATGCGCGCGCTCTTCCGGTGGGCCAAGGAAGCAGACCATGTCGACCATAACCCGGCGGCCGCGGTCAGCTTCATCAACAGCAAGACCGACGGCTTCACGCCCTGGACCGAGAATGATGTCGCGCGATACCGCAAGCGGTGGCCCCTGGGAACGCGCCAGAGGCTCGCCCTCGAGATCCTACGGAACACTGGCCTGCGCCGCGGCGACGCCGTCAGGCTGGGCCGCCAGCACGTCCAGGACGGCATCCATTGCATCAAGGCGGAAAAGACCGGGGTCGACCTGTTCATCCCGATCCTTCCCGAGCTCGCGGCCGCGATCGCGGCGGGTCCGACCGGCGATCTTGCCTACCTGTCGACCGAGGACGGCCGGCCGATGGGCAAGGAGCACTTCGGCAACCTCTTTCGCAGATGGTGCAAGGCGGCCGGCGTGAAGGCCTCGGCGCACGGAATCCGGAAGCTGGCCGCGACGACGGTAGCCGAGGCCGGAGGGAGCGAAATGCAGATGCAATCGCTCTTCGGCTGGCAGACAAATGCCCAATCGGCGGTCTATACAAAGGCCGCCAGGCGGAAGGCTCTGGCCATAGAAGCGGCACACAAGATGAACGCCGCACGCCCACAACCAGAACCGGCGACGCCCACACGCTTTGAAATCAAAGGGGAAAAGTAGGGTTCTGGTGGGCGATACTGGAGTCGCAGTTCCCAGCGATATCAGTAGGGTTAGACGCCCACACGCCTCATAGCCCCCCCTTTGAATAGCTTCAGCAATTCCAGGCGACGCCCACAAACGGAAAAAGGCCCGCGACCCTTTCGGGCAGCGGGCCAAGTTCCAACAGGGAGAAACGTCCAAGAAGGCCGGAAGCGCCGGCACGCACCGCCCGCTAGGGCGATCTCTGAGACGGCCGCTTCGTGGCGGCCGGCTGCTTAATCACTTTTCCGGTCGTGACACCGGTCCCCTTCGGGACAGCGCCGCCAGGGTTTCGAGCCGCCTCCTTAGTGCGGCGATCGACCTCCGGATCGGCCATGTCCCGAGCGATCTGAGCCTTAATCGACGGCAACAGGTGCGACCAGGCCAGCCGGCCCATGCCCCACCAGAACGCCGGCGACTGCCCAGCAATGGCCGCCGAGCCTAGCAGCACGGCAACCATCATGCCGCCGAGGATCCATAGCGGCCAGGTGCTCACTTGATGACCGTCGGATCATGCGGCGAGATCGAGGCCGACGGGTCGAGATCAATTCGAGCGATGATCTTCTGCTTGATGCCATCGACGCCGCCCATCCAGTTAATCAGCACCACCGGGCCATTATCGACCACATACTGCAGCGCCTTCTCGACAACCTCGCTCCCGACATCGATGCTCAACGGCTTGCCCTTCATCGCGCCGGCGGTCGCGTTGATGGCGTACCCGATCGCCTTCTCGAGCAGCTGGTCGACTCGCATCGTTGCAAGAATGGACGCCAGCTGCCCCGGAAGCTTTCGACACAACCAGCCGAACGCCAGGACCACCAGCGGCATGACGAATTCGCCGATCGCCTTGATCCATTCGCCGATCGGGATCTCGACAGTTGTGTCGCTCTTCTCGATGACGGTCTGCGCAAAGGCAGCCGCGATCGGCAGCAAGCCGGAAAAGAACAGTGCCGAGGCGAGCAACAGCACGCCCGCGGCAAGACGCAGGATCTTCATATCAGGGTTTCCTTATGTGGAAGCCGGGAACCGCCCGGCGCGGCAATTCAGGCCTCGTTGACGGACAGGCCGCCGGTCGCCTTCAGGTGAATGCGACGGACCTGCTCGGGCTCCGACATGCGCCAAGGGCAGCGCCTGGCGCCGAGTAGGCGAGACTTGGCAATGCGCTTCACCTTGACCGCATCGTCCTGGTTCGCGCCGAGCACATGAAAGGCGGTGGCGTCCTCGCCGACATAGACGCCGACATGCCCGCCCTTGCCCCGGGAAAAGACCAGGACGTCGCCGAGCATCGGGACCTTCGCCGGATTGCCCCAGGTCAGCCATGACCGAGCCCAGAGCGGGTTTGAGGGAATCTCCCAACCTGCCTGCAGGGCCACATAGCCCATGCCGAGCCCGCACCAGGGAATGCTGTCGGACCGGTAGACCTTCGCCATGCCGGTGCGCTCTGCCCAGGCCAGCAAGACCGGGTTGGACCTGGGCCCCGGGGTTTCGACAGTGCCGTAGATCTTCACGAACTCGACAAGGATCCTCGGCCCGGCCTCTTTGCCAAGCCAGGCGTACTGCTTCGGAAGCATTGATATCTCCTAGCTGCTTCGCCGCTTCGGCGGCTGCTGTTGCTCGACCAGGGTCGTCAGAACCTTGTCGATCCGCGAATTCATCGCGTGAATTTCGGACGTCAGCTTGCCCATGCTTTCAGTGAGCCGGCTCTCAACATCCCGAATGTAACCGGTGCGGGCGTACTCCTGCGCGACCTGCAGCTTGAACGCCGAAAGCTCGCCAGTTGCCGCCTGCAGGTCTTCCTCGAGAGCGGCGACCGCCTTAGCCGCATCAATCCGGATTGCCTCCATGCGGCCGGCGACAATCTTCCAGATGCCGATAAGAAGGCTCGCGACCACAGCAATCTCAGCCGCGAACCATTGCACCTGTTCATAGGTGATTGCGCCGGTCATTAACATTTCGCTCCAGGCTCAAGGGGTGAGAGTGATGACGATCAAGCCGTTGCCGGCGGACTCGGTCGAGCCAATGTCCAGCGACGACGCGCCGTAGCCGACCCGTGCATGGGTGCGCCAGCAATGGCGGTTCGCGTTGTAGTCACTGTCGCCAGTGTTCGGCGGAACGCGCGAATTCGCGTAGCCATTCGAATCGGTCGCGGTGAAGGAAATCGTATGGGACACATAGCCGGGAAACGCCGTGTCGACGTACCCGGTGCCGCCGCGGCCGCCACGATCGCCGGCCACTGTGAAGGTGAGATTGGTGCCGCCGGTGTGGCCGCCGCCGCCGGCCGCCCTCGACACGGAACTGGTATAGTTCCAATCGATGCCCGTCATTAGCGCGATGCCCGACCCCGACTGCCCGCCGGCCCAGGTCGTATGGTTTCCCGGGCTGCCGTCTGCGTCTTGGTGACCGGCACCACCACCGCCGGCGATACAAAGGGCCGTAGCGCGGGAGATCAGACCTCGAAACACGCCAGTCAGTCCGCCGCCGCTCCACCGGTTCGAGTCCGCCTGACCGGCGCCGCCGAAGCCGATGGTCTTGCTCGGATTGTACCGCTCGCCGCCGTCCCCGATGATGATCCAAAGCAGGTCGCCGACCTTCAGCTTACCGCTGGTTGAGTCTGCCGGGTCGACATCAAAGGTCGCGATCGTGTAGCCGCCCGGCCCTCCGAACGTGCCGCCCGCCAGGGAGTGCCCGCCGCCTGCGCCCCACATCTTGAACTCGATCTGCGAACAAGCAGGGATCACAAATGGGTAGTGCAGCCGGTTCATGCCGGCGCCGCCGATGATCTTGCTCAGGCCCCGAGTGTTGAGCGGGTCCATTTCGAGATCGTACATCCACCGCATTGTCGAGAATGCGGTTTCAATGCCGTAGGTGTTGGTCACCACGCCATTTCCGTCGCGCAGCACCTGGTAGATTTTGCCGTCGTCACGATACTCGATCTGGTTCGCGTTGCCGTCCTGGAAGGAGATCAGCTTCTCAGGAAGCAACTGCCCGGGTGCGATCGGCGCCTGCCCCTGCTGGTACCAGGACGTCGAGCCGTTCCACCAGTTCGCATACATATACATCGAGGTCGGAGTCCGAACGTGGAACTGGCTGACGGCGGTCATGCGTAGGTTGTTGGCAGTGGTCCTGACCTCTTCGACCGATCCACGCCCCTGGTTGACAGCAAGCGCCAGCGGAATGCCGCCGATGAAGATCGGGGTATCTGACAGAATGGGCCGCTTGACGAAGGTTGCACCGCGACCCTGCAGGTCGGTGAACCTGCCGGCGTAAGCCTTGACCTCGCCGGCAGCATTAAGGCGCCAGCCGGCGACGGGCTCGCCGTCTGCATCCTCGGCAAAGTTGCCAGACCGGATCAGGTTGTTGGTGACGTCGATCAGCATCCCGCCAGGCGACGTGATCGTGCCCGCCGTGATCGAGCCGATATTTGCCGAGATCGCAGACAGGCTCGCCGCCACGATCCGCGCAGCGACCACCAGGTCGTCGGCCGGAACCCAGACGCCGCCGGCAACATAATAGACCTTCTTATCGGTCGTCAGCAGGACCACGAAGCCGTCATCGGCGACCGTCACGGCCGGCAGCGACGTCACCACCAGCGGACCAGCCGCACCAGGCGCAAGATCACCAGGCGCAACAGTCACCGAACTGCCCATGATGCCGCCGGTAGCACTCGCCGGATAGAACGCCGACTCGACGCCCTCCGCATTCATCGCCTTGATCCAATAGTACCGGTTCGCAGGCGCGGGCAGATCGGTGTGGATGAAGTAAGTCGAGCGCGCGATCGCAAGCAGGGAAGCGCCTGCGCGATCGTTGGTGTTCGCCACCCACACCTGCATCTGATCGAAATCCTCGGCCGGCGGGGTCCACGACAGCCGAATGGCCTTGAACACGGACGTGGTGGCAGACAGCGAGGTCGGCGGATCCGGAGCCTGGGTCGCATCGACGATCGTCGGCACCGGCGGAACCGTGAAAGTGCCGCCAGGCGCAGTGAAGGTCGAGGCAGCAGCCTGCCGCAGGACAAGCTCCCACTGATTGATGCCCACAAGCCGCTTCGTGACGATCGACATCACCATCGAGCCGGCGCCGCCGATGCTGTCCCGGTTGAACACACGAGTGATCCAGTCCCCAGGCTCGAGCCGGGTCGCCTTCGTCCCATAGACGCCGGTGTGGACCGCTTGCATGCGGCTCTGCTCCTGCACGATTTTTCCGATGCGCCGCGCCTGATAGGGCTTCGTCACCATCGGCAGGTCGAGGTCTCGAGCAATGCGCTGATTTCCGTCCTGCGCCTCATACCCGGCATCGGTAAGAGGGGTGAGGACATCGCTCGACCAGGGCTGGTTCGGGTTCAGCCAAGAGACATGGACCGCATTGTAGATTTCGGCGAAAGGCTTCTTCTGCTTGAACGCGAAAGGAGCGCCGGCGATCATGTCGTCATCGGTCAGGGTTGCGACAGACGAATAGGCCGCGCCGGCGATCACGCCGAATTGACCGACCCTCTCGAGATCCTCGCCGGCCATCGCAGCATTGCACGCATCGAGCGCGATCCGGTGCTCGGCGTCATCATTCGAAATGAAGGACAGCCGATAGCGGGTCTCGGAGCCGCCGCCTTCGCTGACAACCTCATCGCAGATATTCGCCGCGGTCGTGTACTCCGCATGCAGCAGGTCATAGACCGGCACTCCGATGCCATGGATGCGGATCCCGTTGCGGTAGAAGCCGCGGCGGAAATTGTACGACGCCACGGCCGGATTGTCGGAGAACTCCCAGGTGGTCGGGTCGTTCCACCGATGCGCGCCGGTGCCGCCGTTGGTGGAGTCCTTGCGCCAGTCGTAGAGCTTCGCCCCCTCGATCTCCCAAAGCAGGTTCGGCACCTGGGTCGTGTTCTCGGAATCCGAATAGGCATACCACCAGGACACATAGCAGACGCCCGCGCCGCGGTGGTTCGACGTCCAGGCGCCGATGCGCGCGCCGTTGCCATCCGACTCGGCCGCGATCAATTCGGTGTCGGCCGCCTGGGTCATCGTTCCGCGAAAGAACTTCACGCGGAACTTGCCGCCGAAGCCGTCAACCTCGTAGCGGGCCGCCTCGGTGCCGACGATCGCGATCGGAGTAAGGGTAGTGCGCACGCCGTCTACCCAAACCGCCTTCAGAGCATTGCACTCCCAATCCGCCAGCTGGTCGACGATCCACAGCTGCTTGTTCTTCTTGCTGTTGCCGCGCCAGTAAACCCGGCGACCGGCGACCGCCACAGTGCCGAAGGGAATGGTGCGATAGGCATCCGCCGTGAACCGCATTTCAGTGACCGAGCCGCCCGACATTTTCGGCTTCTGGGTCAGCGCCTGCCCAAGCAAAGACAGGCCGACCGACGCAACGGTGCCGATCACGAAGTTGGTCACCGCCACCGCCGTGGCGAAGTAGGCCGAGGTCTGGGCGATGCCGAGCCCGATCACGATCGTGGCCGAGATCGGATCAGCCGACGCGGCCGTCGACATGGCAAAGACGCCGGCGCAGGACAGCAGCGCCAGCTTCGTCAGCTTGATGAGCTTCATACCCGGAAGGCCCTCGATACTTGCGCCGGCGCGATATGCACCAGGCCGTCCTCAGTTTTGCCGGCCCAGGTCGGGCCGACACACACAACCGCGCTCTGGATCCCGCCGGGCTGCACCAGGATGCCGACGTCGCCCCGCTGCGCCAGGGACACCGGCACCGGGTCGAGGTACATCATGAACGCATTCTCAAGCTCGCGAGCGCCGAGGTCGCGCAGAACCCGCCGCGCCTCTTTCGCATCGGCATAAGCAGGAAGATCGGAGACGATCGGAGATCCGCGAACCGCCTTGATGCACGCCAGCGCGAAGCCCAGGCAATCGGTGCGACCCCAGGCAAAGGGGAGAGCATCCCAGAACGCAACCGTCGACAGCAGCCGCTCTGGCCAATCCACCACGCGCCTCATAGCGCAGGCCTCGAGCCGCCGCCCGGCGAGTAGCGATTGTCCAGCTTCGCTCCGAAGGGCATCTGGACGGTGCCGACGATGCCGGTGAACTCAAAGAACCTGTCGTTTGCCGACACCAGGCGCTGCTCGGCATCGCAGGACTTAGCCCAGCCGCGCCGAGTGTGGTTGACCGACCAAGACTCGGCGGTGCCGCGGAGATACCGGTCTCCGCCTTCGCCATAGAGCCCGACATCGGACATGAGGCCGCGACGGAAGGGCACCGGATTCCCAGCCATTGCCCTGGTCTCCGGGTCGAACCACGCCATGTACACGGTGATCGGCCGAAGATGGTAGCCCTCCGCAAAGAAGGTCGCCAGGACGTCAGCCGTCAAGCCGGCGTCAGGATTGGTCCGGAGAGTGACGGTAAAGGGATTGCTCTCGGTGCCGGTGCTTTCCTGGCCGAAGTCGAACTCCAGGAACTGCGCGCCGCCGTTGAAGGTGATCGAATTCCAGGTCAGCGGACCGTTGCCCTGCCAGAAGCCATAGAGCCCCGACACCAGGTCGAATAGCACCATGAGCCGTTGCACCTGACTCTCGGCCGCGATCTGGGTCGCGGTGGCTGCGTCGACGGATTTCATGGTCAGACCTTCGAAGCGCCGCCGAAGGACGCGGCGGTGGGGTTGAGCGAATGCGACGCGGACCACCGGTCCTTGTCCGGAACGAACTCGCCGAGCCCCCTGATGAAGTTTGCGACGCCGCCGGCGAACACGGTCGTGTTGATAAAGGGCTCGACCAGTAGCGCGAGGATCTGCCCGGTGCCGTCGGCGGTCGCGGACTCGGTGACGCGGTGCAGCGAGTAGCGATTAGGGCTGCCCGCCTTGAACAAGCCCACCATGTCGCCGACCAGGACCTGGAAGCCGACAGGGAGCCGCGACGCGCCAGCCGAGGACATGGCGATCGTCCGCACATCCGGAAAGGACGTGATCGAGGCGGTGCCGTTGAACGCGCCACCACCGGCCCGGGTCAGCGCCAGGACCTGCGACTCGAGGGCATAAGCGCCAGGCCAGAACGCCTTCGGGTGATGAGCAAGGAACGTCCGGCCGCCGCCGCGCATCGACTCCCACCAGGCGGACAGTTCGTTCTTTTCCGCGAGCGTGAGAGCGCCGGTCTGCCAGGTCAGGTCCCAGAAAGGATCGGCGACATCGGTGACGGTCATGGCGCCGCCGCGGGTTCGGGATCCCGAGGTCTGCCAACTGAGGACCAGGTCGCCGTCGGCCGCCTGCGCGAAGGCCGGCAGCGATCGAGGGTAGGTGATCGGCATGTTAGATTTTTCCTCCCACGCGAGCCTGCCGGATCATGCCCGGCAGCTTGCGATTGAACTCCGCATCCCGACGGTCGAGCTCCGAGCGCAGCCGCTGCTCGACGCCGGCGTCCGCGCCTCGAGCGTCGATCTGGTAGACCGGAGAAAACACCATCGCCCCGCCGCCGCTGACTGGCTCGATGCTGGCCGGACCCTTGACGATCTCGAGGCCCGCCTCGCCGGCGATGCCCCATTCGCCAGCGCCAAGATGGCCGCCCTCGGCATAGAAACCGCCAAAGCCGCCGAGCCCCATCGCCCCGCCAAAGCTGGTGCCGGCCTGACCGAGCAAGCTGATAAGGCCGCTCTTCAGCAGCTGCGCAGCAATATCCGCAAGATCAGCGATGATCGAGCCGGCCATGTTGTGCCAAGCATCCTTGAAGGACATCGTGCCAGCCGCCAGACCGGCAACGGATTCGGCAAGGCTGTCGGCAATGGTGTTCGCCAGATCGACCGCGGCGGTGTTCGCCTCCTGGAGCTCCACGGTCAGATCCGAGACGTCGAGCCCATTCCCGCGCAGATCGTAGCCGGTGACGTCGCTGCCCTCTTGCAGAGGGTTTTCACTGGTGCCGGACATCCAAGACGGCGGCTTCGTTCCACTGCTGCTGCCGCCGGTCTTGCCCGCCTTCTTTTCCTCCTCCGGCATCTTGGTAACGACAACCGGAACAGACTTTGTGTTGGCCGGGGTCCTGATGCCGCTCAACGGATCGAAGCCGAGCTCTTCATCGGTGGTGCCGTAGATAAACTCCTGACCCTTGCGGCGGAGCTCCATGAAGGCACTGCCCAGGGTGTCGACGCCCTGGACCGTGCCGACGATCATCTTCTGCCAGTAAGCAGCGATGCGGTCCGCCACGATGTTGTACTGCGTCTCGAGCTCTTGGAGCCGAGCGACCTCGGCATCGGACATGCGCTCGCCGGCTGCCACCATGTCGGTGCTCATGTCGTCGAACGCCTGGCTGCCGCCGCGCAGAGCCTCTACCAATTCGCGGCCGATGCGATCGCCGAGGACCTTGGTCGCAATCGACAGCTGCTCGGCCGGGTTCTTCGCGTTTTTCAGAAGGTCCATGAAGGTCTGAATGACCGCATTGACCTCCATGCCCTGCGCCTTCAGCCCATTGGCTGCAAAGAGCTTAGACAGGTTAGAACCGGCTTCGACCGACTGCTCGGCGATCGACTGCAGGCCGCGGGCCATCGCCTCCGAGGTCGAGCCCGACGCGACTGACAGCTTGTTGTAGACCTGGATCTGCTCGGCCGTGACGCCGATCGCCTCGGCGAGGTCGCCCATCGCCGCAACCTGCTTGATCGCCTGCACGCCGAGGTTCGCCAGCATGCCGACGCCGATGCCGCCGGCAAAGCCCTTCAGGGAATTCGACAGACCAACCAGGCCTGACTGCGCGCGGGCGATGCCGGCAGAAAACTCGGCCGTGTCGAGCCCGAGCCGAGCATTCAGGTTGCCAATGGTAGCTGCGGTCAATGGAGCCTCTCTAGCTGTTCAGGATCCCCGCCGAAGGCGAGAAACATGCATTTCATGATCGCCAACTGCTCTTCGGCCGTCTGCGGCTTCGCCGGAGGCTTGGCAGCGTCCTTCAGAAGATCCTTGTGGGTCTTCGGAAACGACTTCGCCTCGACCCGACCAAGGTAGGCGATCGTCCAGGCGTGCCAGGCCAGGTCGCCGTGCCCGCGCTTGAGACGCTTCACCATGGCGGTCATTTCGTGCTTCAGGGCTGCAGGGGTGATCTCCCAGAAGCGGTCAGGATCGCCGCCAACCTCAATCCATCGGGACTGAAGGCCGAGCCAGTCCCAGCCCGGCGCGGCGTCTAAGGGTTTTGCGGCGCGCCCTCGGCCTTCTGTTCCGGCTTGGGAATCGCCAGGTTGAGCGCCTCGATGACGATGCCAAAGGCGTTCTTGTGCCCCAGAAGGTCCATCAAATCGCCGGCCTCATCATAGGTCAGCCCGGGGTGCTTGCGCAGCAAGCCGGCCCAGAACAGATGCAGCATCACATCCAGGGAATCGAGGTTGAGCAGCATGCGCTCGATCTTCATCCCGGTCCCGCGCTCGGCCCGGGCAAGAGGCCCAGAACCGAGGCGGAGAGTGTAGCTCTTCCCGGCGACCTCGAAGGAGACGTCGCCAACTAGCGGATTGCCCATGGCGCTATCAGAGCGTCAGAACAGGGCGGCCGCTGACCTGGAAGGTCGGGCTGGCGGTCATCTTGCCGTCGACCGGCAGCGAAGGCTGATAGTTCGTCACCACCGCGAAGAACTGCAGCTTGACGCCGTTCTTGTGCTGGATCTGGAACTGGCCCAGACCCGCGACCATTGCAGCGACCATGCGGTCGGCGACGGCCGGAACGAAGTTGAGCTCGATCGTCGCAACACCGCCGGCCATCATGCCGGCAATGTATTCGCGGAACTGGTTAGGAGACGCCATGTCGGTCGACTCCACCGCATCGCGGGAATAGCCAGGCCAGGTGATCGAGGTCACATCCGCGACCGCGACATAGGCCGAACCGTTCCAGATCGAGAAGATCGAGTTATAGCCGATATCAGCATTCTGAGACATTTTTAGGCTCCTTTGTAATGGATGATGAAGTCAAGAGAGACGCCGAACACATCGTCGGGCGCCGGCGTTTCTTCCTCGACGTCGCGCTCGCTCTCGACGAAACAGCCGTAGAAGATCTGGCCCGCATGGGTGCCACGGAAATTGCGCAGTCGAGCCTCGACGGCCCTGGCAACGCTTTTCGCGGACAGATAGGTGAGCCCCCAGCAATCGACCTGCACCCGGGCAGTGATCAGGCCGGCAAAGCCGTCCATGTCGCTCTCGCGCAGACCGTCGATCTTGTGGAGCACAACGTAAGGGTTGACCTTGCCCTGGGTTGCCTTCTTCCAGGTGATGCGGTCGCCGACCAGGGCGGTCAGCCCGACATCGGCTGCGAGGTAGGAAACGAGCGCCTCTTCCATTAGCCGACAACCTCATGTGCCAAGAGCGCCGCGTAGGACGCCCGCAGTTTGACCTCGCTCGTGCGGCGCGATGAGCGGCCGATGCGCTTTGCAGATGCGATGATTTCGTGCCCAAGCTCCTGCCTGATGATACGCAGGGCATTGTCCTTCTCGGCGTCCCAGGCTGGCCGCATGAAGGGCTGCGGACCGTGCCTCGAGGTCCCGAACTCGAGAAAGTGCGCATGCGGCGCCTGAGTGCTCGGACCGACGAAGATCTCCGCAAAGGTCTGCCCAGTAGCAGCACGCCGAGCATTGCGCAGCGCGGTCCGAGCGGCCGACACGCCGAGGCCGGCTCGCAGCGCCGCACTGAACTCTGCCTTGCCGACCGCATTCTTCAGCTTCGTCGAAACAGAGATCGACCGCTTCAGGTTGCCGCTGCCAGGGCGGACCGGCGCCATCTGGCGAGCCTTCTCGGCGACCGGCTCTGCCGCCTTCTTCAGAACCCGCACCAGGGTTGCCTTTGCAACGCTCTTCGGCAGCTGCCCGAGTGCCAGGTCGAGCTCGCGGAAGCCCGAGATCGAGACGACGGTCTTCATTCCGCCCGCGCAGTCGCCGTGATCTCGAGGCCGGCGCGAAAGCCGACCTCCTTCACGCCGTTGATGTCGTAGGTTCTGCCCTCGAACACCACGCGATCGAGCGGGCCGACGGTAACCACATCCGCCGAATACCGGATCAGAAAGCGGATCTGCTTGCTGCCCATGTTCTCGCCGGCGCGCATGCGCTCGCCATCGAGGACCGGGGTCGCCTTCGCATAGACGGTCTGGAAGGTCGACCAGGTCTCGATCTGCTGGTTCATGGCATCGGGAGCCCGGCTCGACCGCTGGATGACAATCCGGCGATCGAGCTCTCCCGCATCGATCATGAACATTAGGTGCCGATGACCGAGATCGAGTAGTTGGCGGTAGCACCCGCCGCGTTTGCGACGCGGAGAATGTCGCCGGTGCCGGCGACGACAGCCCAGCCGGTCTGCGGCGCGACCATGACCAGCGCGCCACCCGGGCGAA